TTGGCCAAGTGGTGGTTTAGCCCCACTTGGGGAGCCGAGGTCGTCGCCGAGATCGATGCTGACCCAGACGTGAACACCCAGGATGGTGCCACCAGCAATATTGCCCGCCGTGTGGCGTACGAGTTCAAGGCCGAGTTTGGCGAGCTCAAGTACACCAAGGCCAACCGGTGTATTGCTGGTGACTGGGTTCGGAAACGGTTTCGCGAGATGGACATGCGCTATGTCGACATAGCCATACATATGGACATGTGTGTGGAGTTGTGCCTGCTGCCCACAAAGCATGCAGTGCGTGCCGCCGCCCTGGCTCGGACCCATGAGGTCCGTGACCGGAGGTCGGTGGTCGACTTCGCTAAATAGGGGTGCCCTGCCCTGTCTCCTGGAGTAACCACGTCTGTCGACAGACGTGGTGAAGAGGTACTTCGGGTCCGGGAGATCAAGGGTTGGGTACCACGCCCCTCGGGGCGGGTTGTGCGCACACTAGCTGGCCTGGGGACTGGGGTCAATTATGGTGTGCATAACTCTAATCTTACCAATCTAGCACGAGGCGTTGTGGAGCGCGTTTTCTACGTGGTCCGTGACGGGAGCCTTGCCAGGGCTCCTCAGCCTATCCCGAATGTGTTTGCTCGCCTCAATGAGGTTCGCAAACGCCTGCTGGGTGCTACGCGTCCGACCCCCATCGTGGCCCGGGAGGAATATCCCGGGTTATACGTTGGGCGCAAACGTGGCATCTACGAGCGTGCGTACACCAGCCTTATGGTTCGGGCAATCGGTGTACGTGACGCCTGGGTAAACACATTTGTGAAGGCTGAGAAGGTCAACTTTGACAAGAAGATTGACCCTGCTCCTCGTGTTATACAGCCCCGGTCGCCTCGTTACAACTTGGAGGTTGGTCGCTACCTCAAGTTGTACGAGAAAGAGCTGTTTCGTGGGTTTGAACGTGTCTGGGGTTACCCAGTTGTGTTGAAAGGGATGAATTCACACGAGGTGGGTATGTGGATGTCACGGCACTGGGAGCACTTTGACTGTCCTGTGGCGGTGGGCCTCGATGCAACCAGATTTGACCAG